TGTTGCTGAAGGTCGGAGAGCCTGTTGTAGAAACAGCGTCATCAAAAGTGTTTGCATAACGAATGATGACAATACCAGAGCCACCAGTTCCATCATTTGCGTTGTTTTTGCCGCCAGCACCGCCTCCCGTGTTTGCAAGTCCGTTAGTAACACCTGAAGTGCCATTATCTCCGTTAGCGCCGCCGCCTTTTTGTGCAGTAGTTGATGTGCCACCACCCAAGCCAAAATCAGCGTTATCAGCACCAGCACCGCCACCACCGCCAGCGTAATAAGTGGATGTTCCAGATATTGAAGACAAAAACGCAAGACCGCCATTGCCGCCTTGATTGCTTCCGATTGCGTTCTGACCAGCGCCACCCGCACCACCACCGCCACCACCAGCATCAGCCCCGCCATTTGGACTACCTCGTCCACCTGCATTGCCTTGCCCTGACGTACCTGTGCCACCCGCTGGATTGTTTCGCTGTGCGCCACCACCACCAGAGCCGCCATTTCCACCAGGACTACCGTAGCTAGTATTTGAATTGGCAGACGATCCAAAACCGCCGCCAGTTGCAGTAATAGAACTGAAAACAGAATTGCTGCCGTTATTACCACCGCTAACATAGCGATCTGGCCAACTAGCGCCCCCAGCACCAATAGTTACCGTAATTGCAGAACCGGAAGAAACAGCAAAATCAGTTGCTGTTCTCAATCCCCCCGCACCACCACCACCGCCGCCATTACCCGCATAACCACCTGCGCCACCACCAGCAACAACAAGGTATTCAACAGTTGAGGTTTTATTAACGGCACTTGGGGTTACGCTATTTGAAGCAGCACTTGCAGCACTTGTCCCTTGGGCGTTTGTAGCAGTGACGGTGAAAGTGTACGCAGTACCGTTGGTCAGCCCCGTAACCACAATTGGAGAAGACCCGCCTGTTCCTGTCAAGCCTCCAGGGCTTGATGTAACTGTGTATCCAGTAATTGCAGAACCACCTGTATCGGAGGGGGCAGTAAAAGCAATAGACGCTTGAGCATTACCAGCGGTGGCCGTGCCAATAGTAGGTGCATTTGGAACTGTTACTCCTTTGGGCCAATTTCCAGCTTGACGAGCTTGCAACACCTGATCCATTGTCCAGATGCCAGTTGCAACGCCTGTGTATGCCGTACCACTTGTTGTGGGTGGAGTTTTAGAAATGATGCCGCCAGGGTATTGTTTGCTCATGATTTAAAACGTAATTGAGCCGGAGCCTGTCCATTTATAAATGCGATAGCCACCAGCCGTTGTGACTGTAGGAGAACCCGTTGTTGAGGCGGCCAATGAGTATGTATCGGAATAACGAATGACCACAACACCAGACCCTCCATTCCCCCCATTATTAGACACTGAGCTTCCCGCGCCGCCACCACCTCCACCGCCTGTGTTTGAAGTACCATCGGTTGCAACAGTACCTCCAGAAACTCCTTGAGCGCCATCACCACCACCACCAAGTCCTCCAATGCCAGCAGGAATAGTTCGCTTTGTTCCACCGCCGCCACCTGCGTAATAAGTAGAAGTTCCTGTAATAGATGATTGAAGACCAACTCCACCATTACTTGTACCAGAACCGTCTGCGCCTACCGCACCTGCACCGCCGCCGCCGCCACCAGATATATTTGATGAACTTCCACTACCACCAGCATTGCCTTGACCAGATGGTGAAGCTGATCCACCAGCGTTGGTTATATACGCACCACCACCACCAGAACCTCCAGAGCTACCAGCCGTACCGTTATCTCCACCTTTACCACCGCCAGTAGATGTAATTGAACTGAAGACGGAATTTGACCCGTTTGTGCCAGTATTGTTAGTGCTTCCATTCCCACCAGCGCCTACAGTTACTGTAATTGCTGAACCACTAGAAACCGAAAATCCCGATGCAGTTCTATAGCCACCCGCACCGCCGCCACCTGCGTTATCCCAACCACCTCCACCACCGCCAGCAACTACTAAATATTCAACCGTAGGAGGTGGATTGGCAAGCCCTGGCCAAGAATTTGCTGCAATAGCTTGCAACTGCTGGCGCAATGTCCACGCACCAGAAGCTGCGCTACTGGAAGTTGTTGGTGGAGTGGCGCTGATTATTGCGCCTTTGTAGCGTCCAGACATCAGGTAATTTCTTCGTAACTAACAACAAATGCAATGTCGTTTGCAACGCTACTGGTCACCGTAAGACAGCTACCTTCTTCAAGGTACAACTGAGTTGATTTGTCCACCACAATCAGTGATGCGTTGGCAGGGACTGAAACAGTAGACACGATTGGGTAAGCAGTGCCACCAGAAGGAGCAGAACCCTGTGCGACAGCTCCATTCGTGTAATAGGAAACAGTTGCATTTACTGCACTTGTCCCATCTACGTTGGCTGCAATTACGCTGTTAATCTTAAATACTTTGTTAGATGACGCAGCATTGGTCAGCAGCACCACGGCAGATGTTCCACTTGGAGTGAAATACGTGGTCTTCCCAATAATTTGTGTGACGTTGACAATGTTAGGTGCTGCCATGATTTACCTCAAAGTGTAATTGAACCAGTTGCGGTGAATTGATAAATTCGGAATCCACCAGAAGTTGTGTATGTTGGAGATCCAGTAGTAGTGGCAGGAGGATAGTTTGTTGAATATTTCAAAATGATAATTCCAGAGCCGCCGGGCGCACCTTTTACGTTGCCACCACCACCACCGCCGCCAGTGTTGGCTGTTCCAGGATTGCCATCTTGTGAATTGCCCGCACCACCACCACCTAATCCACCCGTGCCAGGCGTTGTGTTTACGGCTTCTCCTCCGCCACCACCACCTGCATAGTAAGTGGCCGTGCCAGTAATAGATGATTGGATTCCATTACCGCCATCGCCAGAATTTGAGCTATCTGCTGTTTGACCAGCCTGATCTGCACCACCGCCACCGCCATGACCCCGGTATGTTTCTCCGTCAGAGCGGCCACCGCCGCCATTATTACCTTGGCCGGAAGTTCCTGAGCCACCATTTGTACTAGCAGGGCCACCAGGATTGGCGCTATCTAAGCCTCCAGCACCACCACCAGAGCCGCCATTTCCACCAGTGTCACTATAAGAACCAAATCCACCGCCAGTTGGGGAGATTGAGTTAAATGATGAACTAGCTCCTTGTGATCCGTTTGCTCGGTTACCGCCGTTACCGCCTGCACCAATAACAACAGATTTAATAATTCCAGGAGTTAATGTAGTTGTGCCATTCAAGAAACCGCCGCCACCGCCACCACCAGAGCCAGAGCCACCACCTCCACTTACGATCAAATAATCAACAGAAACTGGTGCTGTAGCTAATGTTTGATTTGCAAGTAAAGCTAGTGCAATTCCACTCATGATACGTTTCCTGCAACAACGCAAACAGTGCCACTGATAAACAAGATAGTAGCAACACCTCTTGATGCTAAAGTCAGAGTGGCTCGATCAAGGTCTGCACCAGCCAAGTAAGCTGTTGTGATCGACATGGTTAGAAACACGTTTCCAGATGTGTTGTTAAAAACAGACACTGCATCACCAGCCGAAAATACTGAATCAGGAACAATAACACCGCCACCTGACCCAACAAGAACATACTTGCCGCTATCAGAAGCGACCAATGTGTAATCTATCGTTTTTTCAGATCCTATCTGCGGAATCTTTTTAAAGCCAACAGAGTTTGTTCCGTCAACAGTACAGTTAGACAGATTGCCACTTGTTGGCGTACCAAGAATTGGCGACAAGAGTTGAAGTTCCAACACCAGTTCCACCCTTTGCCACTTTTAGAAGTGGTCCAGCATCAAACAAAGCATCAATCAGATCAAGGTCTGTATTTAACTTAGTGCCCCAACTGTCTGTAGATGCGCCTACTTCAGGTTTGGTCAAACTAAGATTTGTGGTTGTTGTATCTGCCATATAAACCTCTTTAAATTAAACCGTTGTCCATGACTCTGAGACATCAGAAATTGTTGTCCATGACTCGGATGTGTCGTTTATTGTTGTCCAGGATTCTGAAACATCTGTCTCATTTATCCATTTCTTTCTAGACTCAACAATAATTGACGATTGTCCATTTGCTTCAGCAGAGCAAATAATTGTTTTATTTATACTTGCAACAAAGATGCTTGCTGCTTGCATAAAGCACTCTGCAACAACAACCGTTTTCACTGCTGCTGTTATGGCAGATTCACTGTTTACTGAAGCCCCAGATGTAAACAGCTTTGAACACGCAGCATCAAATACAGACGCAGATGCAATGTCACAGGCAGCAGACCTAGATGCAATTGCATTTGCATCAACAACAGATGATGAATTTACTGCCGCATCAACATCTTTGACAACAAAGCCAAGACTCCCTAGTGGGAATGCTGATATGGCATAAAAACCAAACATTTGTTACCCGCCAAAAACTATCGCCATAGCAATAGACTTGCCAGTAGACACTCCACCAAGATTGCTTAAAGCTGAAGATGCAGAAGTTGCACCAGTGCCACCATTAGCAATAGGCAAAGTTCCTGTTACCTGGGATGCTAGGTTGATGTTTGAGAGGGTGTTGCTTGAACCACTGATGGTTTTGTTGCTCAGTGTCTGTGAAGCGTCTATCAACACTGCTTTGTCAGCAGGGTAGGTGACAAATACAGATTTTGCGCCAGCAGCAAACGAAACCTTTGTGTCCGAATTGCTAGACTGAAGAACAGTTGTCCTAGCCAATGTCAGACCATCAGAAGACAGAGTTCCAAGACCAACTTCCCAATCAGCACCTAAACCGACTGCGTAATACGTAGTGTTATTAGCACCAACACCTGCTGAAAATGACTGAAAGCCAGTATCAGCACCAGCCAATACGAAATCGGCAGTGCCAGTAGTGGTGGTTGACTCTTTGACCCGATCAGCTAGAACTAATGGCATTTTTAGCTCAATGTAATGTCAAGGTCACCAGCAGGAATTCGCAGAATGTCACCAGCATCAATGGTTTTGCTTGTTGTCAAATCAGCCCAAGCAAGCATATTGCCGCTAGTAGATGCGTCAAACAAACCAACAGCAACAATAGTGCCCCATGAGTTTGTGGCTGGGTCGTACTCAATGGCAGCAGAGTTTGTTGCCAATGTTGTAGTGCCACTTACAGTAAACGTACCAATCTCACGGGTGTAAGCGCCACCTGTGCATTCTGTACCGCCACCAGCATCAGTGGGGGCAGAAGTAAACAGCGCAACATAGATTGTCGTTGGTGAAGTGTAAGCAGTGTTTGTGAAAACGTGCTTTAAAAGCTTGTCTTCCAAAAAATTAGAAAATGATCCTGCCATTTTTTACCCCAATGATCGGGCACGAACAATAGGAGTTGAAGAAACAGAAGCCCTTTGATCTGCTACTTCAATGTCGCCCAAGGAGTTGATATACATCTGACTCCATACGGCTAGACGTTCATCGTCTTTCAAATATGGAGCCGCCTCTAACAGCCCATATAGCGACTCGTTCATCGTCTTTCAGGTACGGCATAGCTTCCAACAAAGCTCCGTACAAGTACAAGTCTGGGGCGTAAAGCAAGAGCCAGTTGCTTGTGTTTGAATCACTCAGCGCAGGAATCTTAGCATAATATGTAAGCTCTGCGGAGTATGTTACGTCCGGGGAAGGAATGAACTCTAGCTGGCTACCAGTAATTGTGTAGTACAGCGGTTGACCAGGAGCCATGAAGCTGGTGGCCTTGAGTTCGTCACCTTGAGCCTCGGTTACAAACTTCAACCTGACAATCGGATCAGTGTTCAGTTGGAACTCTTTGGCCTGAAGCCAATCAGCAGGGTAGGCAAAGAATGATGTATCAATTTGTGCCTCTGCACGTTTGATCATCTGACGCACACGCAATTTACGGTTGAACTTAGCCTCTGCAAGAGCAATAAAACCAGGAATGACCGCAGTCAGGTCAGTCCGGTTTAAATAGTCCGCTACGGTTGATTTCAACTCTGCGTATGTGTCAAGTGCCATTTTCTACATCCCTACACGCAATTGTGTGTTCATGTTTGAATTCAAACGAACCAATGTGGTGGACCTCTTTTGAGAGATCCTGGTCAATATATGTTTTTGTACCGTTTTCAGCGGCTCTGCGACAAAACCAGACATCTTCGCCCATGTAGTCTTGTGCATTTGGAACCCAAGGGATAGCAAACCAAGGATATTCCATTGTCTTGTAGACCTCGGATTTGACGAGCATTACACCCATTCCGCAGTAATCTACATCAACCAATCCGGTTGAATGGTCCTCAGTATATACCCTCTGAATTGTTTTGGCATCCTCATCAGTGCCATTTTTGCGTACAGCGATGGGTTCAGTCGGGAACCTACGCTTGGCGTAGTTAGCACAGACAATCCCTGTGTCGTGCTTCAAAAGACGAATAATGGTGTCCTTGGGAAACCGCATATCACTGTCAAGCCACATCGTATGGGTACAACCAGCCTCAATGGCTGATTTGGCTAGATCCTGACGTTGTGCTGACAACAAAGTGCCAGAACTGGTGTACAGAACTACCTTGTGATGGGATGTCCCCACCGTAAACCCAACTAGTCGGGCGAGATCATAAGAAAATCCAGAATTAACAAAGTCCCGTGTTGGGATCAAAATCCCAATGGTCTTACTATCCATTAAACTTCTCCAGGTCGTGTGCGAAATGCTCGGTTGTCAGGATCGTTAAGCCATCGCTTCATATAAGCTTGGTCATCAAGTTTTCCTTCTGCTTTCATTTTATAAAACAGCGCC